TAAAGCTAGACCACGTACTAAAACTGAAGAAAAAACTTTACGTGGTAGACCTGTGTGGATTGATCATACAGGTGAAGTCACTGGTGAAAAAGGGTCTAAGTATTCCGAAGTAACTACAACTATCCCTTGGGGTACTGAGTGGATTACTGCACCTAGTATTGATGAGAATGGTAAAAGACTTAGTGATGATGAAGTTAAACAACGTCTATTAAAAACTAGAGGTAAAGACTTTATTACGGGAGAAGAACTTCCTACATTTTCTAATCCAGAAAAAGCTTCTGAGTATGCTCAGTGGAGGTCAGACACTATGTTTGATCAAGAAGCTATTGAGCAGGGTTTTCCAGAAGAGTTTCCTATGAGACCAGAACCTGAAAGAAAAGACTTTATAGATAGAAGTATTGACAAAGGTAAAGATTTTTTAGGATACCTAACAACACCTAGCAAGCACGGTGTTTTTAACAAAGGTGGAGCAGTTATGAACGAACAAATGGAAATGGCCTTTATGAATCAAGGTGGACTAAAAGACGACGGCATGAAGCGAGACCCAGTGTCAGGTAATGAAGTACCTAATGGTTCTATGGCTAAAGAAGTACGAGATGATATACCTGCTCAACTATCTGAAGGTGAGTATGTAGTACCTGCTGATGTCGTAAGATACCTTGGCGTAAAACATTTTGAAGACCTACGAAATAAAGCAAAAAGCGGCTTGCAAAACATGGAAGCTAATGGTAGAATCGGTGGTGAGCCTGTTCCTGTTGGTGGTCCGCAAATGGCAGAGGGTGGTGATCTCTCTCCAGATGAAATGAACGAAATCAAGATGCTTATGAACCAAGGTGGTATGGTTGCTGGTGCTGCTGAAGGTGCTGACTTTGGTCAGAAGTTTATGACTCAACCTAGTGTCTATGGTGGTGGTTTTAGTTGGGAAGATACTCCAGGTGGTACACCTAGTGGTGTGTCTATTGCAGACCCTGAGCTACCGACAGAGACCCCTGAAAGCTGTGAGCTTAGGGGTATGGTATATAACCCAGAGACTAAAATGTGTGAAGTCCCAATTGAAACTTCTCCTGTAGTAAAAGATACTGGGCCTAGTATTAATGATAAACAAGAAGCTACACCAGATCCTACATCTTGGATGGATAGTTACAATTATACTGATGTGCAAAGTATTTTAGACAGTTCAACTAAAGCTTTAGAGGGCCCAGAATCAGGTACTTTTGGAGCTTTAGTTAATAGGGTATTTGGGGGTGGAATATTTGGAGTCTTAGGTCAAGCTGGAACTGCAGCTCAAATTGCAGCTAATGTAAAAATACTTGAAAGTATTGGTGCAACTGAAGAAGCTGCAACACTTAAAGGTAAACTTGATGGGTTTATTAAGTCTAATGACTTGAGTTGGATTCCTGGCTTTATGATTGATGGCGATCAGCTTGCAGCTGGAGCTACATCTAAATTAAATATTGAAAACTTAACAGAACATTACGGTGCTCAAAAACGTATGGATAAAGCTACTACAGCAGCATTTGGTGCAGCTAGGGCAAAAGAATTATCTGAAAAATATGGAGGAACTGCAGGTAAAGGATTTAAATACACAAGCCCTGACACCGGAAAAACAACTACTTACGAGACTTCAGGTTATCTTGAAGCTATGACTGATACTGAAAGAGAAAAACTTACTGAAGAATTAAATAAAGCTGCTGAAGAAAAACAAAAAGCTGCTGCCGCTGCAAAAAAAGCTAAAGAGTCTAGTGGTAGCAGTAGTGATGATAGTTTTAGTGCAGCAGATATGATGAAGGAACGGTTAGATAGGATGGCTAAAGCTGAAGGGCAGTCTGGAGGTTTTCAAGGTAGTGTAACCAGTGGCTCTGTTTATGCAGGAGGTAATAGGGCTGAAGGCGGCTTGATGCTTAAAAAGAAAAAACGTAAAAAATAATAAGGCTACTCGGCTACGGCTGACCCCAACATAAGGAGAATAATATGCCTGAACTAGCGGAAGTGGAAACACAAAAGACTGCAGGATTCGTTGATCGTGGATACAACAACGCAAAGCGTAAGCAACGAATGGAAGAAGAAGCTAAGGAGATTGAAAAACTTGAAGCTGAAGCAAGGGGAGAATCCCCAGTAGATGAAGCAGAAGAACCTCAAGAAGCTACCCAAGAAGCAGAGGCCAATACAGAAGCTAAAGAAGAAACGCTATCTGCAGAAGAAAAATCTTTTAAAAAACGCTACGGTGATTTAAGACGCCACATGCAGCAGAAGGAAAAAGAGTGGGATGAAAAGCTAGAGAGTCTACAAAAAGCTTCCACTAAAGCTGGCATTATTCCACCTAAGTCCGATGAAGATATTGAAGAGTGGGCTAAAGAATATCCTGATGTAGCTGGCATTGTAGAAACAATTGCAGCTAAGAAAGCACAGGAGATGTTTGAAAAGGCAGACACTCGACTTAAACAACTTGACGAAGCCCAAGCAGAGGCTGATCGAGTTAAGTCAGAGAATGAAATCCGTAAGTCACACTCAGACTTTGATGACCTACGTGAGGCAGATGAGTTTCATGACTGGGCAGATGCACAACCTAAGTGGGTTAAAGATGCCTTGTATGAAAACGCAGATGATCCAGCTTCAGTAGTACGTGTTATTGACCTTTATAAATCAGATAAAGGTCTTACTAAGGAAGCTAAGAAAGCAAATAAAAAAGCAGCAGCTTCACCAGTTACTCGACGTGGTAAAACTAATGTAGATGTAGCTGATGCTAATGAAATGATTCGTGAGTCAGATGTAGCTAAAATGTCTGACAAAGAATTTGAAGAACGTTCAGATGAAATTAACAAAGCAATGCGCAATGGTAAATTTGTCTATGACGTATCTGGTAATGCCAGATAAACTGTTGACAAATAAAAAAGCAACAGTATAACTAGGGACATAGAACAAAAGCCTCTGTATGACTACCTTTTGTTCTAACCCAATTTCCAATAAAGTCTAAACGTATGAGAACTACCTGTTCAAGTATAGGCCCGTACATCTAACGGTTGGCCGACTGTTAGCTTCACGCACCCTAGAAAATGTAACAGCCTCTTATTGGTATTAGCTTTTAGATAAGCCAACTATCAGGAGGATTTATTATGGCTTTTACATCAGCAGGAGGACACGGTAACTTACCTAACGGTAACTTTAGTTCCGTAATCTACTCCAAAAAAGTGCAGCTTGCTTTCCGCAAGAGCACAGTATGTGGTGACATCACCAACTCTGATTATTTTGGGGAGATTTCTGCCCAAGGTGATACAGTTAAAATCATTAAAGAACCTGAGATTTCCGTAAGCAGCTACGCTCGTGGGACACAGATCTCAGCACAAGATCTTGACGATGAAGATTTTTCATTGGTTGTAGACAAAGCTAACTACTTTGCCTTTAAAATTGATGACATCGAAGAAGCTCACTCACATGTGAACTTCATGGATCTTGCAACCAATCGTGCAGCTTATCGTTTGGCTGACCAGCATGACCAAGAAGTTCTTGGTTACTTGTCAGGCTTTAAACAATCTGCTTTACATGCAGATGCAGATACAGTCAATGACCAAGTAAATGGTACTAAAGCTGTAACTACTGCAGGTTCAGACGAATTGCTGACATCAATGAAGTTGCGTAAAGATAGCTTCGGCAACATTACTACTGCTTCTGCTGCAGATCATTCGATCCCAGTAGCTGCTCGTTTGCCCGGTGCTACTGCACTACCAACAGCAACAGCTTCACCAGCAATGGTTGTAGCTCGTATGGCTCGTTTGCTTGACCAACAACAAGTTGATAAGCAAGGACGCTGGCTGGTTGTAGATCCAGTATTCATGGAAATCATGGCAGATGAAGATTCACGTCTTCTGAACGCAGATTACGGTGAGTCTGGTGCACTTCGTAATGGTTTGGTTCTTAACAACCTGCACGGTTTCCGTGTGTACTCTTCATCTAACCTACCATCTGTAGGTACAGGTTCAGGTACAACAGGTTCTGCGAACCAAAACACTAACTATGGTGTTATCGTAGCTGGTCATGACTCTGCAGTTGCTACTGCTGAGCAGATCAACAAAACCGAAACATATCGTGACCCTGACAGCTTCGCTGACATCGTTCGTGGTATGCACTTATATGGCCGTAAGATTCTTCGCCCTGAAGCAATCGTAACTGCCAAATATAACGCAGCGTAAGGGGGGCATAGAAATGGCTTTACAATCTCCAGTTCGTATCGAGACAGCCGTGATTGCTCACGGTGACTTGACAACTAGCTCAACTCACGACATCGGTACAGTTCCAGACAATTGTGTGGTTCTTGCTGCTGGCGCTGAGTGTACTGCAGCAGCTACCATTGGTGGTGCTAACGCAGTAAGCTTTGGTGTCACAGGTGGTGACGTTGATTTGCTCGGTACTGCCGACATCAATGGCGCTAAGACATTGGCTGCTACCACTACTTCGGTAAACGGTATCACTAATGTTACTGCTGCTGACACAGTTATCACTGCAAAGCTTGCGGGATCTAACGCACCTTCAGCGGGTTCGTTTAAGTTCTTCGTAGTGTACGCCCCAATGGGTGCTACCAAAGCGGCTGCAGAAGTAGATCGTGATCTGCTTGCATAACTAACTTTAGGGGCTGCTTTAGAGTGGCCCCTTTAGACTATCTAGGAGAAATATAATGCGTAAGAAAAAAGGATATGCTTTAGGTGGTGTAACTACACCTGAACAAGAGGACAGTAAGTACCGTCCTTCTGCTAATCGTGCACCTCAAGGTATGATGTCTTCTAGAGGAACTGCATCTGCTATGGGTTTGTCTAAAGGTGGTGTAGTACGAGTAAACCCTACTAAAATTGTAAATAACTTAAAATAATGGCTGGTATTAATTTTAGGACAGATAGTGCATTTGCTGCAGTTACAGGTAACTCTGCTAGTACAACTAGTAGTCCTAATAATGCTACACTTTTATTTACTTGCCCCGCAAGCCATGAAGCTGAAATAGTTTTTCTTATGGTGGCAAACGAAGATAACTCTACATCTAATATTGGTATTCAAGTATACCACGCAGACAATAATACTTATCATTTTCTTGTAGGTGAAGAGGCTATAGCAGGCCATGACCACACTCAGTTTATTGGTGGTGGGCCTTTGTTCTTACATGCAGGTGATAAAGTCTTAGTGTTTAGGCACA